AGAGGGAGACGATGAGCTGGCGACCGCCTTCGACAAGGTCGATGATTCGCGCGATCGCCGTCGTCGACCTGTCCGACCCGTACCTGGGAGGCAGATCATCCGGGGTCGAAGAGATTAGGTCCATGACTCGCACTGTCACAGCGTCACCTCCACGTCAGTTTTCTGCGTTCCCTTGTACGTGAGGGGGACTTCGTATGCGGTGACGAGGCCCCAGAGGGTTTTCGGCTCAGCCGCGAGGACCGGCTGCGTAACGATCTCGATCGGCTGATCAAGCGCGACGCGCGGATCCGGCGCATGCTCCACCGGGACTTTCACCTTCCGCCTGATCGACTCAGCGAGCATCGCCTCAGCGGTCTTGCGGGCCTGCTCCTGCGACGTAATGAGCGGCGACGAGAAGAAGCGCGGGACGACGCCGTAGGGGCCGTCTGTCCGCATCGGGCCGGTCGTCTGATCCGCGACCGCCTGGAACGCTGGCGCACCCTCGTCGTGCCCGTCCTGGCCGCGCGCGACCACCCGGTTATAGACCTTGTCACGGGACACCTGAGAGGAGACACCGACGACGGTGCCGTCTAGGTCGTCCGTGAGCCGCAGCTTCGGCGGCGAGACAGGAGGAGAGACCGGCGGTGTGACGTACAGGATCCCGTCGCCGCCCTCACGGATCGATGCCGGCCACGCCTTCGCTATCTCGTAGATCGCGTCGATTCTCGATTCGCCCCATGTCATTGAGGGGCACCAGCGGTCCACGAGGCCGGTGTCGATGACGACGCCCATGTGCCCGCCGACCAGGCGCCGGATCTCGCTCGCGAGCGTCCCGTTCCACATGGGGGAAAGCGGAGTCGTGAGTCGGTCCTCTTCGAGGCGGTGCATCAGCGATTTGCCTGTCACCCTCACTGTCAAGGGTCCGGGATCTACCGAGGTGATGAGGAAGCGGCCCAGCTGCACGTCCCACCAGCCGCCGCCGGGGATCACCGACGCGATCGTCAGCGAGACGTGCAGTGTCTGCCCGAACGTCGCGAGCGGATGCGCTGGGTCCGTGGGATCCCAGTCGCGCCAGTCCTCATCCTCGTTCGCTGCGCCGACGCGCGGGACCGTGAGGGAGAGTGAGCCCTGCACCTGCTGCGTTGCATCCCAGGCGACCGAGCCGTCCTCGACGGGCACCTCTCCGAGGTACTCATCGCCGAGCCACGACTCGACCGTCGCCTTCAGCGTGTAAGCGGACGACAGTAGATCGTCCGGGATGCGTGCGTCTGGGCCGGTCAGGCTCATCGGTCCTCCTGCCAGATCGTGCGGTCGAACGCCTCCCACGTGAGGCGGCGTGCGTCGATGGCCTGCCAGGTGAGGGCGCGACCGTCGAAGTCAGTCCACGTCGAGAGCGCGAGGAGCGTTGAGGCCTGCGGCATGGACGTGATCGTGCCCTTGACCGTCCAGGTACGCTCTGCGACGTCGATTCGGGCTGCGCGCTCCATCAAGACCGACGTCGGTGACATGAGCGTCACCAGGTCAACGTCACAGACGCCCGCCCGGCACTGCACGCAGTGGTCGGGGTTGTGGAACAGTGCGACGGGGGTCGGTGTGCCCAGCAGGAGCTTGAGAGCGGGCGTGTCCTTGAGGTTGGTGCGAGCGGTGAGCGAGACGGTGCCTGCGCCCATCGTCGGTGCGTACACCATGACCGGCGTTCTGCGGCCTGGCACCTCATGCTCGGTGAGCCTCATCTTCATCTCGCGCTGGTCTGTGCCCTGCCAGAGGAGATTCACGGGCATTTTGCCCGCAGTGTCCGTCATGAGCGAGAGGCCCTGCCAGCGGCGCATGACCGGCGTTGACTCGACCTCGACGCCGCGAGACGTCGTCAGACGGTACCGGAACTCGGTGTTGATCGGAGCAAGCGAATCTCCGATCACCCTCTGCTCGCCCGTCCCGGTCCACACGCCCGCACGGGGGATCCATTTGAAGCCCGTCGCGGCGATGCCCTCGACGTAGCAGGCCGTGCCCGCAGGAGCGAGCGCCGCCGGGATCACCAGCTGCACGCGCGGGGCCTGGCCGTCCTCGACGACCGCGACCGGCGCGCGCGTCATATCCAGCGCGCCCTCAACCTCACGCGAGGTCGATAGCCCCTTTGTGCCCGTCCATTGGTGGGTGATCGCCCGCTGCGAGTACCCGATCCGCTGCTGAGGCGTATCGCCGTCGAAGAAGGTCGCCGCATCGGCGACAGCCTCCTCGACGGTCGCAGCAGCGACGATCATGACATCGTCAAGATGCACCGAGCCGGGCTTGTTATCGCGGGCGCCCGATGTGTGGACCTCGAAGCGCACGCGCGCCTGCGTTGCGCCCGCCGGGGCCACGTGGACCCACGTCGGGCGATCGCCCTCCGCGCTCGACGTCAGCAGCAGCGGCGCAGACGAGACCTGACTGCGGCCCCCCACCGTCCACTCGACGCGGACGGCGAGGCCGATACCAGGACTCGTACGAACCAGGGCCGAGACCGCCAGCGCCTGCCCCGCCGACACGGGGACCACGCCAGGCGTGGCGACCTGGCCCTGCAACTGGGCGGGCACGTCGACAGCCATGTAAGTTGGTGACTGCCGCTCGTGCCCGCCCCACGGAGCCGGATCAGACGCGATCCTGAGCGACGACGGCGCGTACTTCGCCCAGCCATTCGTCCCATACGCAAACGAGGGATTAGGGCAAAGATTCGTCCGAACCATCATCGGCTCCTTCCTGCGAGCTGCTTCCTACGAGCGAGAACGCCCGCGCTAATCCCCTCGACGTGAGCGCGGAACTGCACGCCGTCATCGAGGACGAGCTGCACCTGCGCGCCCTCCATCGAGACCCCCGCACCCGCGCCGCTGGCCGCGAGCGCGGACACGTCGGCCCATTGGCGGGCGGTGAGGATCGCTTCGCGCTGGCCGGTTTGATTGACTGCGGCGGTGACTCCGTCTGGTAGCCAGCCGCCACGGTCGTACTTGCGGGCGCCGCCGTACCTGCCGACTGAGGGTGATCCCCAGATCGCGGTCTTGCGTGCGCTCAGGCCGGGGCGCGGTTCCTCGATCATCTGGCCGTTGCCGGCGTAGACCGCGACGTGCCAGGCGGGGGATCCCCAGTAGAGGAGGTCGCCGGGTGTGGCGGAGCCCCAGGGGATCGGGGTTGAGCCGGACTGGTATCCGGCTGCGGTGAGGCGCGGCCAGCCGAGGCCGAGCTGTTGTGCGGCCCAGTAGACGAGGCCGGAGCAGTCGAGGCCGGGTGGGATGCCGGAGCCGCCCCAGACGTAGGGGACGCCCATGAGTACGGCCTTCATGGCTGCGCCGACGAGGCCTGCGCCGCCCGAGAGCCCGGACTCGTTCACCTTCGAGGTGAACAGACTCTTGAGGCCGTCGAACAGCATCGGCGGGATGCCGTATGCTGCCTGCTCCCAGAAGCTGCCGTCCTTGGGGGATAGCAGATCGCGCGCCGGCTTAATGACCAGGTTTGCGATTGCGGCGGCTGGGTCGGTGACGATCTCTGCGACCGCCTCGGTCGTGTCCTTGATCCAGTCCAGGGCGCCGGAGAAGCCGCCCTTGACTGCGTTCCAGATGCCGCCGTTTGCGAAGGCGACTTCGCCTCGGCGGCGTCCGGTCTCTCCGACGGTCGCGAGGCCGGAGCCGCGCGAGGCGTTGACACGGTCGAGCCAGGGCTTCCCGCCGAGAGCTCGCAGGGCATCGGGTCGGATGATGCCCTCGCCGCCGGATAGACGAAGCGCGCCTCCCCCGTCCGGGCTGTAGAAGTGATAGATGTCCTTGCCGGGGGAGTACCCCGGCGTCATGGTGGAGAAAACGCCGCCGGTCGCGTAGGCCGGAATCGGCTTCACGTCGGGGAGACGGACGGAGAGGCCGACCTTCGCGGCGATCGTATCGAACGCTGCCTTAATTCCGTCCCTGTAGACCGTCGTGATGACGAAGTTGACGGGCTTTGCGGCGGCGCCCTTGATCTTCTCGAACACCGTCTCGACCGACTGACGGAAAGACTCGAAGGATTCCTTCACGCCGCCGATCGCGCTCTTAATCGCCGGGAAGATGACGTCGATCAGTACGGAGGAGGCCGTCTGCACCGCCGACGAGATCTGATCCCAGACCGGCTTAATGACCGAGTCGTACAGCCAAGTGAATGTGGGGCCGAGCGTCGAGGAGATCGCGCTGCCAATCGCAGAGAAGATCGGGGACAAAATGCCCCAGACCGTCTGAATCGCCGACGAGATCCCATTCCAGGCCGTCACGACGGTTGTCCACAGCCCCTCGAAGGCCATACCGACGGTACCAGAGATCACCGTCACGAACAGGTCGAAAAGCGGATACAGGACGTTGTCCCAGACAGCGAGGATGAACGTCGAGACGTTCGTCCAGACCGGCTCGACAACGTCCTGCCAGAAGGACCAGAGCGCGGGCATGAGCGTGTCACGGAAGAAACCCGCGAGCGCCTGCATTGCCGGGTAGATCACGGCCCATGCTGACTGGACTGCCGACGCGAAGCCCTCCCACAGCGGCTTGACCACGTTCTCCCAGAGGGTCTTGAGAACAGGCCAGATGACCCGGGAGACGATCGTCCACAGGGCCATGAGGGTAGGTCTGATGATTGCTGTCCAGGCGAGAGCGAGGCCCGAGCCGATCCCCTCAAACAGCGGCTGCAGTACGGTCGACCAGAAGTTCTGGAGGCCCGGCCACAGGGTGCCGGAGATCCAGTCCCACGCCGCCTCAAGGGCGGGCTTGATCTTGTCCGTCCACGCCGTGTAGGAGATCTCGCCGACCGCTAGGAGCGCGTCCCTCAGCGTGAAGAAGAAGTCGACGAGCGCCGAGTCCTCCTCAAGGCCGAAGAGATTACCGTCGTAGTCTCCGGTGGTGAGGATGCCCCACGCCGACTCGATACCCGGGATGAGCGTGTTCTTCGTGTAGTCGACGAAGGCGTCGATAACGGGCGTTACATTGTTCGTCCAGAACTCGGCGATACCCGCGCCGAGGGCGTTGATCGCGTTCGCTACGTCCTCGTTGGTGTTATACAGGTATATCAGCCCGGCAACTAGGGCTCCGATAGCCACGACAGCAAGACCGATCGGGTTCGCAGCCATAGCGGCGTTGAGGCCCTCCTGGACCAAGGTCGTATTCTTGATCCACTCGATGACCGTCGTTAGGATTGAGAAACCCCAGTATGCGGCGACTGCAATCCCGATCCCCTCACCAAGGGCGACCAGCAGATCCTTGTGCTCGGAGATCCAGTCGAAGGCGTTCGAGAACATATCGGACAGCCAGCCCATGAGGTCCGTGATCGTGGGCTTCATGTAATCGATCAGGTCTTTGAAGCCGCCCATGAGGGTTGCCTGGAGGTTTCCGGCGGCGTTCTCGATGCGGCTCGTGTCGCGAGCCGCGTTCGCCGCGACCTCATCGAAGCCGAGGCTCAGCAACGCTTCGTTGAATTCTTCGGCGCTGATCTGGCCCTGTGCCATCGCATCGCGAAAATTCCCCGTGTAGGCACCCGCGTCGAGGAGCGCTTTCTGGATCTTGCCGGACGCGCCGGGGATCGCGTTTGCGATCTGATTCCAGTCCTGCGTTGCCAGCTTTCCGGCCCCGTTGACCTGCACGAGCGCGAGGCCAACCTGCTTGTAGGTCTCGGCAGAGCCACCCGCGACAGCGTTCAGGTTGCCCGCCGCTTCCGCGAGCTTGTCGAAGCCCTTGACGTCGTTCGCTGCGAGCTGGGACGTGATGCCCTGAATGTCCGAGAGATCGTAGACTGTCTCGTCGGCGTACTTCTGTGCTGCGGCTCCCAGCTCCTCGATCCGATCAGGATCAATCCCCGCGAATTTCAGCGTGTCCGCGAATTTCTGGGTCGCGTCGGATGCAGCGATAGCCTCGGAGACGAAACCACCGATGCCCACAGCAGCGGCCAGCGTAGCCAGGGGCGCGATCGCGTTCTGAGCGAAGCCCGCCATAGAGGAGAAGCCCGAGCCTGCCTCGCGCATGCTGCCCGCTGCCGAGCCAGCCGAGGACGCTGCCCCATCGAGCGCGCGTGCCGCCGAATCAACCGGCCCGCGAGCGCGGCCTGCCTCGGCGCCCATCGTGGAGAGGCTTCGGCCTGCTCCGTCGGCGGCGCGCTGCATGCCGCTTGTTGAGGACTGTAGCCCCTTTGTCATTGCGTTGACGCTGTTTTTTACGTCGCTTGCGGCGGCGTCGAGGGGCTGGCTGATGCTCTTTGCTACCTGGGCTCCGCTGGTGCCTACACCTGCGCGTAGGCCGTTTGCGAAGTCCTTGCCGGCGTTCTGCCCGATGCTGGGCAGCTGTGCCTTGGCGTCGGCCTCGACTGTCTTGAAGAAGCCCTTCATGGAGGGGACTACGTCGACGTACAGCGTGCCCGCCTTGTAAACTCCAGCCATTCCGGGGTTCCTCTCTTCTGTTATTCTTCGCTGTCCTCCCAGTTCGGGAGGAGGGCCTTCATTGCTTCATCGCGGAAGTCGTGAAGGTGGTCTGTGCGAGCGTCCTCGAGTGCGAGCTCGACCGCCGAGACTGGACGCGGGTACGGCTCTTTGCCGCCGAAGGCCGCGGACACCAGATCGAAGATGTCCTGCAGGAGGCGCACGACGGGTGTCTGCTCACGCATCCGCGCTTCGGTATCGTCGGTAGTCGCTTCTGTCTCCGCGACAGTACGCGCGATCTCCTCGAAGCGATCGGGGTCGTTGAGGATCGCGACGGTCGTCCTGCTCGTCGACCCGAGGCCGTCGATGAGCGTGAGCAGGAAGCGCCAGCGGCGGGCACGGAACAGGGCCGGTGTATCCCAGCCCTGCTCCGCGAGATCGGAGACGATCTGCCTCTCGTACCGACTTAGTCGGTCGTAGAGGCGTTGCCTTCCCCCGCGTCGCCCAGCATGCCCTGATAGTGCTCGGACGCCTGACGGATCAGGATGCCGAGCTGGCGCATGTTGAGCTTGCTGAGGAGCAGGTCCGCATCCTCAGCGGTGAGCCAGGTGCGGATCATCTGCGTCGGAGCCTTCGAGGACTCCATCGCGGCCATGAACTTCTCAGCGGCCTCGGGCGTGAGACTCAGCGGATCCGGGAAGCTGATGACCTGGCTCCCGATCCCGAAAGTGAACGGGGCCGGGGCTGCGGCCTTCTCCAGCTTCGAGAGAGCGTTGAACGTGAATGTGGGCTGTGCCTGGTCAGACATGTGTGATCTCCTTATTTGTCTGGCGGTTGGTTACTTGTTGAAGGTGGGCGGCGCGGGCAGCGTCGGCTTCTCGACGTCGACCTTCGAGTCGTCGGCGGGTTCCCAGCCCTGCGAGAGAAGCTGGTTCTGCTCGACCGCAGAGTCGGTCTCGCGCTCCAGCTTGAGCTCGTTGCCGTCGTCGGTCTTGACAGTCTTGAGGAACTTCATCTTTGGTCCTATCCGTGAGGTGATCTCCATGCGTGAGGTGTGGACGGGCGGGCCGGAGGGAGATCGTCTCCGGCCCGCCCGAGATCGAGAGCAGGTCAGTTGGCCTGATCGAAGCCGATCGCGTCGCGGTGACGGATCGCGCCGGATCCACCGATGTAGTGACGGCAGGAAGTGCCGGCGGTCTCGTCCATGAAGGCCGAGAATTCCAGGTCGAACTGGATTGCGTCGCTGGCTGCCCACTTCTCGTCCGGCAGGGACGAGAGCTTCACGCGCGGGTAGCAGCGACCGACGATCCACTCGTCGGCGGCGGGACCGTCAGCCATGACCATCAGGAGACGGTATTCGGCGAGAGCCGGGGTCGCGGCCTCGTCGAAAATGATCTCGCCCGTGGTCTTGGAGGCCTTGGTCTGCGACAGGTCGATGCCGTAGACCAGCTGCTGAATGGTCTTACGGATGGGCTCAAGGACCGTGAACTTCACGGTCTTAGGTGCCTTGGTGAGGTCGGTGCGGACGGCCTCGGCATAGCCGAGGGCCTCCACGTCCTCCGTGTTCGCGTCGGCGGAGTTGGTGATGCCGTCGGTCGAGATCAGGCCGAGCGGCAGGAAGTCCGTCGGGATTTCCTTGAGAGCGCCGCCGGCGTCGGTGATCGCCTCCGGGACAGTCGCCGTCATCGGTGCCAGGAACGCCAGCGCGTTCAGACCCTTACGGACGTTGGTCGTGCGGTTGTGCTTCTTCTTCAGAGCTTCGATGGTGGTCATGCAAGACCCCTTCCTAATCAGGTGTTGTCATTCTGAGATGGGCCTGTGCGTGACCGTGATCGTCATGTGAACGACCTCGACAGCCTCGAAGTACGGCTGCACGCCCAGGGTCGATTCGACCTCTGCTTCATCTACCCAGCCGGACGCACCGACGACCGGACGGACGGCGAGCGCCCCCTCGATCTGGTCCGCGAGCGCGGCGGCTCCGACTTCGGCTGGTGAGGCCGGGGTCTTTGCGTAGATGGATACAGAGATCGTGTCGGCTCGGTCGTATTCGCCAGGGTCGGCATTTACGAGCGAGACGTGTGCGAGTGGAAGCGGCCCGTCGGTGAAGCCGGGCTGCAGGACTCGTGCGGTCGGGATGCCGGTCGCCGCGGTGATTGCGTCTCGGATGACCTGGACCGCGTCTGTGTAGGTCACTTGAACCGCCTCCGTTTAGATCTGGTTCCGAGGAGTGCTCGGAGTGTGTGTGCTCCGGGGACCGGCTTCCCGGTTCTGGAGCGGTGGCCGAACTCGACAGCAAGCGCGTGTGGTGCGTCGTTGTAGACGCGTCCAACGTCTCGGACCGGGCCTCCCGGTCTGAGCGGTGCTTTAGTCGTTTCGGCCTTGTATGAGTCGGCGAGGTTGTCGGTGAGGCCTCGCGGGGCGGCTGCGGCGGCAGCGGCCCTGAGCTGTTCGGCTTCCTGGTGGAGTCCGGGTGCGAGGGCGCCGCTTTGTAGGAAGCCCTTAATGCCGGCTGAGTCCCTGCGGAAGTTGTTCCCCATTGGCTCACCTCCGGTTGATGGTGACTGCGACGCCTTTCGGCCAGGGTGACGGCGGGGACTCGACTTGCCAGTGCCCGCCGAGTGGGTGCTCAGCTGGGATTGTGATCTTGTCGCCGACCTCGAAGAGAGCGCCTGGCGGCGCGTACAGCGTTGCTTGTTCGTCGGGCTGTTCAGATGTCTGCGATGTCAGCAGCCCCGGTACCGTGAAGGCTCCCGGGGCGACGAGACAGCCGCCGATCAGGCGCTGGCCGTTTCCTTTGATGAGGTAGCCGTCGGCATCCCGTCGGACCTTCCCCTCAACCTGGACCGGCGTTCTCCATTCCTCCAGCGGTTCGCGGCTCATCCGGTCATCACCCACACATGCCCGGCGCGACGCGGCCTGAACGAGTCCGCGAGCGCCTGGTCGTCAGGGGATAGGAGGGCTTGGCCTCCGATTGCCCAGGAGGCATACTGCCGTGTCTGGGTGAACGGCCCGGTTGTGTCCGTGGCCTGTGTGGCTCCGTGCGCTGCGGCGGCGTCGATCGACATGATGCGACGCGCGCTGTCGGCGAGTTGGAGTCGGACGGCGGCGGGGACTTCAGCGAGCCCTGCGGAGTAGGTGACGACGAGGAAGTCGGACGCTGGTATATCGACCTGGACGAAGCCGTGCCGAAGTTGCCAGGCGACCGGCGTTCCGTCGTCTGTGGTCACCGAGTGGACGGCGATGAGCGGTGTGCGAGTCGGGAAGAGGCGACCGCCGCCGTCGACCTTGAGTCGGTGCGTGTACTGCTCGACGGTGAAGGTCTGGCGGGCTCGGTCTCGGAAAGCTGCTGAGAGCTTATCGAGGACGAACTCCGCGCGGCGCTTCTCCGTCTCATTGAGGTCGCGGCCTAGGGCTGCTTCCAGGTCCGAGACGGTCGCGAGCGGTAGGGCGGCGGCGGTCATCTCTCCTCCTACTTCTTGGTCTTGGCCGGCTCGGTCTCCGGTTCCTCGACGCCCTCGACGTCCTCGACAGGCTCGATGCCGTCTGCAGCGTCGACAGGCTCGACGATGCCGGCGGTAATCATCGCTGTCGCGACCTGCTCCTCGACCTCGATCTCAAGGCCGTTGGTTCCACGGACGAGCATCAGGCCCCCTTAAAGACCTGGACGGCGGTCGGGCGCAGCACCTTGCCGCCGTACACGTGCAGACCACGGACGCGGTCGGCGAAGGTGTTCTCCGCGCGCATGCTCTCGACCTCGGAGATCTGAGAGACATAGGCGACCGAGGGCTTGTGCAGACCGATTGCCATCGGCTTAGTGTTGTCCATCCACGGGGACACGACGACGTCGAAGCCGAGGAGGCGACCGATGATCGCTTCGCGCAGACCGTCGGTGGTGTTGGCCTTGTCGAAGGCCGTGAGCTTCGAGCCGTCGGAGAGCAGGAAGTTCTCGAACTTCGCGTTCACGAGCAGGACGCGGCCCGCCTGCGGAACCTTCGCGTCAGTGAGCTTGCCGCGCAGCGCCAGCACGACGTTGTAGGCGGACGCCCAGTCGGTGGGGTTGGCGATGCCCGTCGTTGCCGTACCCTGCGTGGAGAGCAGGCCGGTGAGGAAGGCTTCCGCGTCCTCGACGAGGCCGATGCCGGCGGACTCTGTGTACTTATCGAAAGACTTGTTCGACTGTGCGCGGTCAATGTCGTCGACGAGGAAGTCGAAGGACTTCTCCTGGTCGATGACCAGCTCGATACCCGTGTCGGCGACCGTGTCGGGTGCGGTCGTACGCGGCTGCTTACCGCCGCCGGAAGCGGCGGGAATGACGCCGGTCTTATAGTCCTTGACCTTGACATCGACGATGCCGGCGATGTGGATCTTCGAGCCGGAGGTCAGCGCGCCCTCGTACTCGCGGTTCGTCAGGCCAGTCAGGACAGCCTGGTTGCGGAAGCTCTCCAGGATCGATGCCGACCAGATTTCGGGGATAAAGTTCGTGTTAGCCATTGCTGTGGCTCCTTTCACGGGCTCGCCGTCAGGCGAGGCCCATCATGCGGTTGAGTTGGCCCGAACGACGGGCCTCGTTGATCTGCTCGACACTCATGGTCTTGAGGTCCTCGCGTGTGAGCTGCTTGCTCGACCTGATTTCGTCACCCTTATGTCCCGCGTCGGATGCCGGCGCGCCCTTCGGGGTCTGCGCGCCGCGCCACTCCAGCAGACGGTCCGCAGACGCTTCGAGCTCCTCCAGCGTCGAGCCGGACAGCAGGTCAACGTCGACGCCCTTCGCCGCGGCGACCTGCGCTCGCGTTGCCTGGACTTCGAGAGCCTGGGCGCGGGCCTCAGCCTGCGCAGCCTTATCGAGAGCCTTCTGCAGCTCCGATTTGCTCTCCTCCTCCTGCTCGTCGAACAAGCGCGCCTTCTCAGCGTTCTCCTTCGCCCGAGCCTCGTTCTGGCGCGACAGCTTCTTCCACCTCTTCGCTTCTGCTTCCCAGTCCATCGGCTGCTCCGTTTCGGTAGTAGCCTCCGTGCCCTGAGTGTCGGTCGTCTCGCCGCCCGTAGGCGTGTCATCGGCCTCGACGAATCGCAGATGCGGTCGGTCCGTCAGGTGAATCTTCATGGTCGATCAGTCCTCCCGTTTCGGGTAGCCTCCCCCGCGAGCGCCGTTGCGGCCTCGGCGGGGCTTGATTGTGCGACTGCGGGTTTAGGCGTTACGCCTTATCCGCTGTGCCGCCTTGCTTCGGGGTTTTCGGTTCTGCCCACGTCAAAGTGGCGCCGTACTCCCCGTGCGCCTCGACTCGGATTAGCTTCCGGTAGTCGGGCGTTCTGCCTCCTCGGTCGGCTTCGCCGAGCCGTTCGGCAGCGATCTTGTGGACCTGCTCTAGGCGGTCCTCGTCGATGACCTGCTGGCCTGCCGCTCCGGGCGGAAGCGGCTGCACGTCGCAGTCGCAGCCCGGATGGATCGGCAGCAGATCTTCCTTGTAATAGCGCTGCGTCGATGCGACGACGCAGAGGCCGCAGTTCTCGCGGCCCGTGAGCACGCGCCGGTAATACGAGCCAGCGTCCGGGTATGCGCGCATCACTTGGCGAGATGCGCGGACCTTCGCGAGCTGCGCATCGCCGCCGATCAGCTGAGTCAAACGCAGGCGCCCCTCAGAGACCGCCTGCTCGACCGGCTTCCCATCCGACAGTGCCTTATACACGTCGACCGCAGGGCGGCGGTACACCTTCCGGGGATCGACGCCGCGAGCGCCGAGAATGTCCGTCTTATCGAGCGGTGGGACGACGAGTTTCCAGCCGAGCTCGTGGGCGCATCGCGCGAGGTAGGCGCGGGTCAGGTCCGCGATGCGGAGCTGCCCGGCGGTTACCCTGGGGACGAGCGCGTCGATCATCTCCTTGACGGCGCTCGCCCGGTAGTTCGGCATCGAGTCCCAGTAGGCCTCGCCGAACTTCGTGATCTGCGCGCGCACGGCGTGGACCTTGGAACTGTAGACACTTGTCAGGTCATCCAGGTCCGTCATGCTCACTTCTCCTCAAGGTCGGCTGACTGCGTCTCAGGCAGACGCAGGGCGACGGGCACTGCGCCAGTGAACTTGATTCCGTCGAGGCCGACGACCTGAGCTGCTGACTCCGGTGCGACGCCCGCGCGGATTGCTGTGCCGAGTGCGTCGAACTTGGTTTTCAGCTCAGAAGGATCCCCCCCCGGACCGGAGGCTGCGCCTCATCGGTCGGCTGGGGGTTGTCCTGCAGCGCGAACGCGAGAGCCAGCTGCTCTTCGGCGCGGCGCTGCTTGTCCTGCGCGATCTGCTCCGGCGAGTATCCGAGGATATTCCGCTGAATCGTCTCCAGTGCCTCGCCCGCGTTGCGGGCCTGAACTGCTGCGGCGTACTTCTCCGTGAGAGAGACCGCGTGAGGCGGGACGAACAAGACCTCGACGGTTTCGGTCTCGTCAAGGTCGATTCCCTCGACCGCGAGCGCGCGCACCATGAGGTAGGCCAGTGCCGGCTTGAATCGCTCGATCCTGTCCTCAGCCTTGGACAGGAGAGCCTTCTGCGGCTGCTCGGCGCCCGAGGCTGACTGGTTAGCCGAGTCCGGAAGCATGATCGACAGCGGGGTCGATGTCTCGACCGCGAGCTCGCGCCAGTCGTCCTTTGTCGCGTTGAGGATCTCTGTGATCTGTGTCTGCGAGGACTCCCAGATCTCGACTCCGGGAGGAAGCTCCCAGAGGGCGGCGGGCGACGGCTCGAACACCTTCTGGTAGTCGATCTCGTTCCCGGCCTCATCCTCAGCAGGCAGGCCCGCCGATCCTTCGGCGCTCTTGAGCGCGCGCTGACGGAACGCCTGCATGCTGATGATGACGAGCCGCTGGAGCGTCTGCCAGTTGATGCGGTCGATCAAGTCTAGGACGTTCTCGAACTCTCCCTCGCCGAAGCGGTTCTCCAGAACGACGACGGGAGGCGCGCCCTCGAACGCTTGCTCGCCGCCCTCGTCCTGCCGCCAGCCAGAGGAGACAGTCGAGATCAAGGCCTTCGAGTCACTGTAGGCCGAGCGCGAGAACGAGGTGCGCTTGCCGGGAGTCCACATCACCAGATGATCGATCCCCGCTGAGGAGTCTCGCCAGACCTTCACAGCCGCGAGCGCACGCCAGGGCCGGACCGGATCCGGCTCGACATACATGTGCTCAGGGCGTTCGTAGGTCACGCAGGCGTGCCCGTCCTCGTCTTGGGTGACGAGGAGGTAGCCATGCCCGAGGGTCGCGGCGTCCCAGATCGCGTCGGAGAACGCGACCTTGAGCCTGTTGTCGCGCCAGATCCTGGCTGCGGCCACCGCCGCAGGCGTCTTGTCACTCGAACCGACGGTCACGCCGTTCGGGATGAGGCGGTCAACGAGCGCGGCGACGACGAGCTTTCCGGGGCTGGTGCGCGCGCGACGCTGGAACTTGATCCAGGCCTTCGCCAGGTTCGGCCCCATCTCCGGTAGGGGACTGGTGCCGTTTGTGTAGGAGCGCAGCAGGTCTGTCCTGGTGCGTGCCTTGTCCATCTTGGCTGTGAGGTAGGAGAGCCACTCCTCGGGGGTCTTGGTCATGAGGTGGGGCCTCCTTCCCCAGTGCGTTGTTAGTAGAGGCGGCGCGGAGCGCGGCGTGCCGTCGGCCTGGCTGCGCCCTTACCGACCGCGTCGAGGCCAGCCTTATAGGCGAACATCGCGCCCCAGGTCGCGTCGATCTTGGAGTAGTCCTGATCGTCGGCGGGCTTGACGAGCACGTAGCCGGCCTGGCGCGGTGACTTCCTCGCGTTGAGGAAGTGCGCAGTCATTGTCGGATCGCCGTCGTAGGTGATGAGGCCCTGGTGAATCGCGGAGAGCAGCTGAGCGAAGTTCTCGCACGTCTGAGAGACGTTGCGCTGCGGGTAGCGGATCGGCTCGGACGCGCTGATCTTCGCCCGCAGGCGGCGCGAGTACTTGGCCTCCCAGGTCTTGACATCCTGTGCCCAACCTGCCGACGGGTCGGCGTAGAAGCCAACCACGTTGTAGCGCTCGAAAGCGTCGCGCACGGTCTGCTCGATCTCCAGGCGCGGCGGTTGCCACCCCTCACCCGCAGGACCGTCCGGCTGCGTCCAGATCCCCACCTTGAACAGATGCTTTTGGGTGATCGAGTATCCGATGAGGACGGTCGCGTCGGCGATGCCGATCTTCCGCCCTTCCGACCCATCGAAACCGAGCGTGATCGGCTCTGTCGACGAGATCGTCTTTCCGTGGTCCTCGATCGCTCGCAGCTCCGGCATCGTGAGCCAGGCGTCGGACGCGGAGTTGATCTGGTTGAGGAAGTCCGCGCACATGTCCGCCGGATCATTATCCGGATGCCAGAACGAATCTGCGATGCGCTCTAGGTCGACCCAGCCGGGCTCGCACTCTGGATCGTGGATTGCGCAGCCGCGCGGATCCCGAGCCGAGTCGCCGTAAGCGATCCGCAGGCCCTCGATGAGGGACTCGCGGTCCGTGATGTCCGTGTCGAGCGGCGCCTGCCTGTGGTCGTAATAGAGGCCTCGCGAGGCTTCCTTCTTGACCTTCCCGGCCTTGACCAGCTCATAGAACCGCGCGGTGTTCTCTGCGACTGACCGCTCGCCGATCGTGAAGGCGTTCGGCGTCTCGATCGTCAAACCGCCGAGCTTGTCCGCGTTGGACCGTAGCGTCTTTGCGAGCTTCGGCCCACCATTGCCCGGGAGCCAGGTCTCGGTCTGGTCCATAACGGCCATAACGGCTTTGGCACCCTTGACGGAGGTCGCCGAGGACGTGCGCTTCTCGATGCGTCCACGGCGCAGGGCGACGAAGCTATCCATCGGGTCGATTCCGTACTCGTCCTCAGCTGGCGAGCCCCTCAGCATCTCCAGGAGAGGATCCCACGTGTTCGCAGTCTGGTCGTCCGTCGTTGCCGTTACCTGCACGAGCGGCGTTCGCCGCGTCGACCACGGCACACCGACCGGCTGGCCCTCCGCATCCCACCCGTCGCACAGGACAGGCCCCATCGCTTCGGCGCAGCAGATCGCCGCGAGAAACGGGGACTTGCCCCAGCCACGAGGCCGGGACAGAACGGCGCGCTGCTTGAGCCTGCGCCCTGTCTGTGGGTCCAGCTCGTACACATGCACGAGGAAGTCGAGCTGCTCCTGCGTCGGCACGAACGGAATCAGCTCGTCCTTGTCCGGCGTCAGCAGGAACGCGGTCATCCAATCGGCGACGTCATAGCCGAGCGTTGGAAACTCGTCCTCTTCGTCGATCGGCATCCAGGGCATTACTGCACCGCCTTGAGTACTGTCTTTCGTCCCCTCGCACGAGATGAGACCGGCAAGGCCTCAGCCGACGGGCCGTCATCTTCTAAGCCGTCCGCGACGGCGAACTGGATCCGCAGTCGCGCGCGGTCCTCGGGCGTTGCACCAAACTTGGCGACGCGCAGACGAAGCTCAGCCGCGACCTTTGTGTCACCCTTCCAGTACTGGGCATGCAGATACGCCGTGTCCATGAGGAACGCCCAGTCTGTCTCGGTGTACTCAGCGGCGAGAGGCGACTCGCCCCACATCTTCCACCAGCGCTTCGTGATCGTCGGCCAGTTGAAGCGCTTCTTCTTCGGGACGCCGAACTCGTCGACGACGACCTGCTCGATGGTCGGAAGTGCCGGCTGCTCGACCGGCTGGGCCGTGATGATCCGGAGCACCTGTGGATCCTTGTTCCGACGAGCGCGAGAGCCTTCCGGCTTCGGCGCGGGACCGCGACCAGCCACACAGATCACCCCCAACCTATCTGCGGAATATCAACGAAATAAGCGTTACAATAGGACACATGAAAACGTGCGAGCACTGCGGACGTCAGCTCAAAGCCTGGGCGCGAGCCGACGCGCGCTTTTGCTCGACTCGCTGCCGAGTCGCTCATCACCGCTCGACCCGAGCCGATGAAGCCGCCGGCCTCCCCGTCAAGCTGACCGTCCGCGCCCGCTGGGTCAACCACGTCAACAAACGGCCCATGTGCGCACGCACGGGTGCGTGGGCGTCCGTCACTGATCCGACGACCTGGAGCACGTATGAGGCCGCGAGCGCGACCGGCGCGCCCCTCGGCTTCGTCCTCGGCGACGGTGTCGGCTGTATCGACCTGGACGCATGCCTCGACGAGGACGGCATCCCCAACGAAGCGACGCGGACTCTCCTCGCGTACTACGAGGGCTCCTACGTCGAGATCTCCCCGTCCGGGCGCGGCCTTCACATCTGGGGCACCGCAGCTCCACGCCGCGGCTTCAAGCGCGAGTGGAAGGGACAGCGGATCGAGTTTTACTCGACAGGCCGATACATCACCATCACCGGCAATGTGTACCAGCCGGGAGCGCTCCTGCCCCTCTGACCGCCCCCAGAGCACCCACCCTCCGATGCACTGTTTCGCGCGGCGCATCAACGAAAAGTGCCCCTCGTAAAATCCCCAGACCCGTACAAACTCATATCGACAGCTCTTGACGGTGCTGGGCGGGGTAGGGGAGGGGGTCCCTGGTGGGTGGGTCAGCCGATGAGGCCGGGATGCTTGCGCTTACGCGGCTGGTTTTTCTTCCGCTCAGCAGCGAGCGCCGCCGCAGCTTCCTGCTGCGTCTTACGTTTGTGATGCCAACGGCAAAGCCACTGGAGGTTCACCGCGCGGTGATCGTCACCTGGCTCGATGTGATCGCAGTCTGTACCTGCAGCAGGGCATCGCGTGCCGTCGTGCAGCATTGCTTCACACCTGCCGGCTGCGCGATCGCGAACGAAGGCGCGGCGCTCTTCCCAGTCATCAGGCAGACGGGCGGCGCGGTCCGATGTCTCCCATGCCATGCCCGCCCCCTCATCCCGTATGCACTGACCCCCGCTCCACCGGGGCCGATGGGAGCGGGGGTCAGTACAAGTGCGCGGATTGCCGTTAAAGCAGAAGCCCCTCGCTTACGCTCAGGGCCACACTAGGAGAATACGCCGTGACAAGCCCCGTCGCAAGCGACACGCGCCTACATCCTACGTGTCGCCAGCCTCTCAATATCCCCGACCCGGTAGAGGCGATCCCCGCCCCTCCTCGCCCGGGGCGCCAGCTGCCCCCGCTGCGTCCACTTCCGGACAGTCGGATCCTTGATCTGCGCGCCGGCCAGGATCTCAGCGACGCGAGTCGCTCGAGTGCGAGGCAGCAGAGACTCACGAGCTTTCGAGAGCAGCCGCTCCCACGCCTCGGCGATCTGCTCGACCGCTCCACACTCGCGGCAAGTCGTGGCGTCCTCATCCGGATCGCGCACGAGAAGATCAGCATCACACTGACTGCACGAGCCGACGTAGACGAGACGCTGTCTGCCGGGGGAGGCGAGACGCTCAAGGCGCGAGACCGAGTACAACACCTCGTCCGCGCACTGCTCGGCTTCCGACCATCTGCGGAGCTTATCCTCGTGCAGGTCGAACACGCGCGAGACCATCCACCAATCGCCTGGGCGCACCCAGTAGGACGGACCCATCACGTGCGACAGGAGCAGCGTCGCCCATGTCAGGATCGCGTCGCACATCTCATCGACCTCGATCATCAGAGCGAGGTTGAGCGGCGCCCGTGACGACGGGACACCAGCGCCGCCGACCTGCTCACCCGTGCGCACACCGTGCGACGCAGCATAGGCGAGATCGCTCATCAGGCCGGGCATCGATGCGGTCGCCACACGGACGCGGGCAGCGCCACCGCGAGACAGGAACTCTCCGTCGAGGAGAGGCTCACCAGTCACCGGACAAACCCGGCGGTCGTCATGGTCAGTCATCGTATCCCTCCACCCATGAGGCGAGCTGATCGCGAGTACACTCGATCAGTCCGCGCCGCGCGAGCATCGACCCGCCTCCATCGTGCATAAAGACAGTCACCTCTTCTTTGCCGGGGACCATGACCTCAGCGCAGACCACCCAGGCCCCGGTCACTGCTTGGTCTCCGCGCCCTTCCTGTACCAGTGCTGAGAGTGCATCTTCTACCTTGCCCCTCAGCTCTTCCTTCTCGGTCACCTTCTTCTCCTTCTACGGTTCCGCTTGTTGGTTTGCTGCTGAGGTGCGCGCGGGTGCCCGGCCTGGCCCTTCCCGGCCTGGCCCGTTCCTGCCCTTCCCTTGCCTGCCCGTCCCGTCCCGTCC